CCGGCGACCTCGATCAGCTGATCTCAAACCTCCAGCAAATCGCGCGCTCGATCCTCGATCTCTGACCACCCACCACCTTGTCCAACCCGCTTTTAATTGCCGGTGCTATGGTCGTCAGGCCTAGTCATGGGTGGGTCCCGTAGGTCGAATCTGAGGACACACGCGACAGCAAATCGGCTCTTAGCGTGCCTCGGTGTTCGTCGTCATAGTCATTTGGGGTAGCGCTTTGCGCTAGGGGGAACCCCTGCCAAGCAGAGGACGAACGTCCGGCAGCGCCGGTGCAGTTTACGGTTGCGACTTTTTCCGGAATTGCTCCGGCACTTCAACGTACTCAATTTCACTGCACTTCGCCTCTAGGCGATCGCTTATGCCTGCTTGATTAGCCTTGCTGTTGATTGCTGCTGCAATCTCTTCGCACTGCGCTTCCCTCTCAAGGTGTATGGGCTGTTCTGCATACGTGATCGCGCTTTGTGCAGGGTTTGTAACTGTCATCACCAGTGCCCATGCTATTGATCCGGCTTCACCCATTGCCATTCATCCCCCTGCTTTTTTGTCTTTTTGATTTTCGCGCCTAAGGGGTGGGGGTGCTGTAACACCCCCACTTTACCCCGCAATCGAGGGGTTATTTCCCTACTCCCGCTCAAAAAATATCTCGCCTTCCGCGTTTGCTCTCGCGTAAGGCAATGATTTTTCTAGGATTTTGTGCAAAAGCTTCGGGTCGTCAAGCGGCCTGTGGCCGTTCTTTATCAGTATGTTGTTGATTTCTATCGACTTTTTTCTGAGCTGTTCTTGCTCGTCTTTCGTTAGACGCAGCTGGTCAGTCATGTTTTTGATTTCCATTTGCAAGGCTCCCGCGATTCTACGGTGTACATGATGAAATGTATTGACATCGCTTTGTCGACAAATACACAATTCGCCCCGAAGTCGACTTAGTGATATGTCGACAAATCTAGATGTACCGACCGATCAGGGAGCTTCAATCGGTGTTTTACGACTGGATCAAGGCTTACCAAGATTACCCCTTCGACCTTCCAAAGGTCGGTGAGGTCATTTGCCGTCGTTCCTGCATCGAGACCGAAGAACTCCTCTCTACCAGCGTCCCAGCTTTCTACGCCGAAGGCAGCTACTGCACCACTTTCAGGATTCACGTTTGCGGGCGTCGTATCACGGTTGATGGCAACCCATCCCGCTTAAACCGCCTCGATAACGTTTTTGGCATCGAAACGCTTGAAGGCTGCATGCGCGTTATCAACGCCGTTTTGGTAGAGCTTGGTCTACCCGCAATGACCAAGTGTCAAAACCTCCAACAGCTACAAGACGGCTTTTATCTGGCCGACGGCGCAGTCTTTCAGCGCCTCGACCTGACCAGCAATTTCTATGTAGGGCAGGGCAACGAACGTGCCTACCTGCGCGGCATTTCGAGCCAGCGTTACCGCAACTCGATTGCCTATCTGTATCCGGACGGCAACACCACGGTCTGGACTCCAAAGGGCGGCGAGAAAGCCGGTTCTCTGGTTTATCCCGGCAACTACAACAAGGCGGCCGAACTCGACGCCCATCTTCTGCCCAAGGTCAAACGCACCTTTGGCGAAGATTCCGACGAATTCCGCTACGTGCGGAGCCTGCGCGACTGGTGTTCTTCAGTCGGCATGGTGCGCTCAGAGATCAAGTGTCGTTCTGAGTTTTTGAAGAGGGAAGGGCTCCGCTTTTGGGGTCTTTTCGACGAAAGCAAGCTGCGAGAAATCCACAGGGGGTTCCTCATGATTGGTCAAAAATGCGAGATCACTAATTTTGACGTTCTTACCGTTGCTGACGAACTGTTGGCAAAGGGCATCGTCGATCATCGCAAAGCCGCAATGTCTACCGCTGGTTATGTCGCACTCTGGCAGTGTGGCCAGCGTTTTGACCTTGAGTCCTCCGCTGTTCAAAAGCACCGCGCTCGCCTTCGTCAAATCGGCATCGACATCAAGCTGCCGTTTGACGCCACCCGCCACGGCGTTGTCTTCATCCGCAACGTGCGCGAAATCGAACGTGTCTTCGATATGCCCGCGCCTTCGTTCTACCGCCCGGCAGTAGTGCCGCGCCATCTGCAATTGGTGGCCGCATGATTTCCGCCGTCGAAGGTAAGCCAGCTCAGGGCATGACTCTGACAGACTGCTCCCCTTTACCACATCACAGCGAAGCGATTTTTAACAAGGGCTGTGATGCATTAGCCGCTGGCCACTCTCGCGAATCTTGCCCTTATTTTGGTCACACCTCCCGCGCTGCTTGGCTCTTTGGTTATGACTGTGCAGCCTCATATAGTGACACGGGTGAATCAGCATGATCGCCCTCGACCGTGTTCTTTGCGACTGTTGCGGCGATGACATGGGCCAAATCATGGGCGGCGAAACTGTCGTCCCTGGTGCAATCAGTGACCAGCGAAAAGCCCCACATTTCGCCGTTTGCCCTGACTGCCTCGGTGATGCCTGCGACTTCCTCGGCCTTCCGATTCCCGATGATTCTCACGAGTTCGCCTGCCGTGACCTTGCCAATTAATCGCCGCAAGCTTTCCGGCAACGCGCCAACACTCCGCGACCAACAGCGCGCCGTCACATCACGCGCCAACAACTACGGCACGGTCGATTTCGAAACGCTCCGTTCAACGCTCAAGGGCCGCGAATTTGTCGGGCCACCGATGCCTATAACGCTCCGCGCAGATTTCCAGCCTGACCAAAAGGCCGAACGCTCTAACCGCCTTTACTGGCAGATGGTCGCTGATATGCGCCGTTTTGGTCGTTGCGAATTTTCAGAAACTGGCACGCCCTTCGTTGGTGATGCCTTCGGCTTTGGCCAATCAATCGAGGTGCATGTATGAAAATTTTGAAAGGTTTCGTTCTTGGTGTTGTCGATAAAGGCACTCCGGAAAAACCATATGCTTTAGTCGGCATTAATGAGATTTCTCAAAACCGTAACGGCTTTGAAGAAACGAACCTTGTTGAATTTATGGTTACAGGTCAGCAATTCAAGAACGGACTTCATAACGCCTATCGCTCTCAGACCGGCGCTGAGGTCTACGCGCCTTATGGTGATGAAATTAATTCTTTCAACAATAAAACCGATATTCGCTACACACTCAGGGGCGTTCCGCTCCGCATTCAAGAAGTTATGCCAGTTCTAGAGCCGCGTCCTGCTCCAACTGCCGCGCCAACTCCCGTTCAGCAGCCTGAACAGAAACGCGCCTAACAAGTTTTTAAGCCCCTAGCTTTTTGCGCAGCAAAAAGAGAGGGGCAGGGGGTCAGTAATGAATTTTCTAGGCTGTGACGGTGTTTGGTTGCTTAACGCAGATGGAACAACTGTCTGCCAAGGCAATATGAAAACTTTCACGGTTCAGGAAATGCGGGACCATTTAACGCCCGCTTTAACAATGCCGCAGAAGGCACAAATAACATCAGCGCTTTTAGCCTTGTTCGTTTTTGTGTTTGTCCTGCGCAAACTTCGCACCATTCCATAAAAGGAGCTACACCATGCAAAAGCTGAAAAACCTGTTTCAAAACGCCAAGCGTGAAGTTGTTATCGGCACCGGTACTGCTCTTGCAGTAGTCGGCAACTCTGCTTTCGCTGCTGAAGGCGATATCGACATTACCAAGGCTCTGCTTTATGTCGCTGGCGGTTTGGTTGCTGCCGGTGCTGTCGGCGCTGCTATGTTCGGTCTGGTGACTCTGATCGGTGCATCCAAGAAAGCCCAGCGCGCCGGGACCTAATAACCAACCTCAAGCCCTCCCGGAATACCGGGCGGGCTTTTTTATTGTCTGGAGAAAGAGAACATGAGGAACTTTTTTAAATGTTTATCAACCCTGAAGACCTCGTTTTCCTTTGCGTTATTGTTGCTTTTATCATTCTCTGCTCAGGCCGTTGATTATTCTTGGAGCGTTAATGGTTTTTCAGCGCCTACTCCGCTTGCAGCCTGTCAGTTATATGCCAACAGCCGCACCAGTCCTTCATACCCCAAGCCCCTCGATTTAAAAGTTGCTTACGCCTCAGATGTTCAATTTAATTGCACTTTCCGCCTTCTATTTGGTTATAGCGAACGCGCTACTAGGTCTGGTGATTCTTGTCCGCTTAAATCAACGTACAACCGTACAACCGGCGAGTGTGAAGCCCCAAAGGTCGATAAATGCGATCCTATTGCTGGCACTGATATTCTTCATGAACACTTAGCCGGTCAAACTTCTGGCGCTGTTGGCTCTGAGCCTCCCGGCTCTATTTGTGAAGGTGAGTGTCAATATGCCTATTCCTTCGAGGCTCCCGGCCCTAAAGGTTGCTACCGTAAAGGCGGTCAGGAAAAGGAAGGCATTTTTTGTAAGTTCAAATACAAGGCAAACGGCATTTCCTGCACTGCCAACGCCCCACCATCTGGCTCCATATTTGACCAGCCACCAACAAAGCCGCCTATTAGTCCGAAGCCCGAGCGCTCACAAGAGCAAACTTGTGACAATTGGGTAACACAGCCTGACGGCAGCTCCAAACGCTCCTGCACGTCTAAAGATTCATATAACAAGCCCGGTGGTTTGGACTGCACTAAAACAAACGGTTATTTGAAGTGTGAGGCTTCTAACGACCCACCCGCGCACACTGAAACAAAGCTTTCAACTGATACCGTTAAAAAAGACAATCCAGACGGTTCAAGCAAAACCGATACAACCACAAAAAAAGATTTGACCAATTGCCACGGCGCTAAACCGTGCAGCACTACCAGCAATGAAACAAAAGTAACTGATAACAAAAATCCTGACGGCACACCCGGCGATAAAACAACAACTTGTAAGGGTGACAACTGCACCGCTGAAAAAGACCCAGAACCCGGAATAGACCCCGACGCCGAAGAAGAAGCAAAAGAGGAATCGTCTGTTACCGGTGGTGCCGCCTGTGATTCCCCGCCAACTTGCAAGGGCGACGCTATTCAATGTGCAATCTTGCGTCAGGGATTCACTCAGCGTTGCGCTGATGAAAAGTTTAGAGAAGTCACGCCCGAAAAAACCCAAGCTTTAAAGGCTGATTTAGATGCTGCTTTTTCTGGTGAGCAATACCAGCCAATAAAGGCAACTGCTGAAAACACGTTTGCTCTTGATGGAATGATTGACACGTCAAGCCGTTTTTCGAGTTCTTGCCCTGTCCTGCCCGTCATACCTTATAAGTGGGTAGACGGCACAAGTCAGAACTTTAACCCAAATGTTGAAGGGCTTTGCTCTTTTCTAACTTGGATGGGTTTTTTAATGGTTGCGTTTGCAATGCGCGGCGCTGCTGAAATTATTGCGGGAGGGCTTAAATAATGCCTGCTCTTATTGGCTTGTTTCTAAAGGCTGTCGGTTGGTCGCTTGTTCCGCTGGGCTGGTCTTTGCTTCGCGGGCTTGGTTTTGCCGCGATTGCTTACACCGGAGTTTCAACGGCAATGGAATGGGCGAAGTCTTATGTATTCAGCAGCCTCTTAAATGTCCCTGCTGAATGGGTTCAAGTTCTCGGCCTGCTTCAAATTGACGTTTGCATGAATATCTTTTTCTCGGCCTACATCGCACGCGCTGTGCTTTGGGGCATGAATCGCAACGGCTCAAAAACTTCTATTCGCTTGGCCGGAAACTAAGGGGAGGGCGCACTATGCTTTTTTTACGTACTGGCCTGCCGGGTGCTGGCAAAACGCTAAACACCATCAAGGAAATTGACGAAGAACACGCCGCCGATCCTGACAACCCCGAGCTGCGTTTGCACAAAGATCCTGAGCACCCCGACGCACCGCCTCGAACGATTTACTACAACGGCATTCCTGACCTCAAAACCGATCAGCTCAAGGCTCGCTGGGTCGAATGGGACACGCCCGAAAAGTGGTTTGAGCTTCCAGACGGTTGCGTCATCGTCATAGACGAAGCCCAAGGCACGTTCGGGACTGACATAGGCCGGTCACGTGTCGAGAAAGTCACGCGCTTTGAGAAGCACCGCCACCACGGTTGGGACGTTCACTTAATCACCCAACACCCAAGCCTTTTGGCTCCAGCCGTTCGCAAGCTGGTGGGCAAGCATCTAAATTTCATCCGGCCTTATGGACGTACAAAAGGTGTTTTCCGGCATGAATACGAGATGTGCATTGATAACCCCGAAAAGCGCGTCAACTTCAAAATGGCGCAGGAAACGAAGATCACCTTCGACCCGCATTATTTCGGCTTGTACCGTTCTGCCACCGTTCACACCCACAAAAAGGTCACGCCCAACTTTGTCAAAATGCTCCCGCTTTACATCGCCGCTACGCTGCTGCCGCTTGTTTTGCTTGGCGTTGGTGTCTGGTGGTTTATCTCTGGCACTGAGGACGAAAAAGCCGTTTTGCGTGACCAGTTAGAGGAGGGTGGCGAACTTTCACCCGCTCCCGATCTCAAGCAACCTGCTGCCCTTCAAGTGTCACGCGATCAACCTGGGGGAGATTTTTTCGAAGATCGAACGCCCCGCATTGAAGAATTGCCGCTTTCTGCGCCGCGTTACGATTCCGTTAACAAGCCGCGTGATTTTCCGCGTCCTGTCTGTGCTGCCACCTATGACGGTCGATTGATTGATACCGCACAAAAGCGCGGTCAGTTGGTTGGCTACTATCGGGAAACGCTCGCCGCCTGCCAGTGCTACACGCAACAGGTCACGAAGATGGAAACTACGTTTGATTTCTGTATGGATGTTGTCACCAACGGCTACTTTGATGACACACGGCTCGCGCCTTCATTTGCGTCTGGTGGCTCTCGCGGTTTGACTTCAGCGTCACCAGCAACACCGGCTGCTGCGAATGGCCGAGGGCGCGCAGCGCCATCGCAGCAGCCGGTTGATTCAGCAGGTTCGCCATTGACCGTTGTAAACTCAGGAAAGCCCGGTTTGCTCTGGTAGCCCTTATTTTGCGTTTTGAGCGATTTTCTACAAAAGCCGCTGCGTGATACCAGTTTCACCAGAACGCAAAGCACAGCGTCAATCTGCTGCCTTCCTGTCTATAGGCTTCGCATAATGTATATTATGTTAAATACAGTATTAGATTAACGAAGCGATCCGCAGGACTCATAGCATGCGGCTCAACACCCAGCTAATAATCCATGCCGTGGCGCCCTATCTCCCTGGTAAGGCCCACACTGCAGTGACTAAATATGCCAATGCATGGCTGCCAGGCGGATAAACAGCACCGTGAGCATTGCCACAGCGGTGTCCAACCAATGCGGCGTACCTAATGTACGCATGCCGATAAACACCAAGGCACCGGCGATACAGGCAGTTGCGTAGATTTCCTTCTGGAAAATCAGCGGTATCTCGTTGCAAATCACATCGCGCATAACACCGCCAGCCACGCCGGTCATTACGCCCATGATAATTGCCGTGCTGTGCGGCACGTTGTGCTGCATGGCCACTTCAGTGCCGATCACAGTGAACACAGCCAAACCAAAGGCATCAGCCAGCAGCAGGCCTTTTTCGTGAATTGGACGCGTCAGGCGTACCCAGGCAACGGTGCCAATGGCTGCCAGTGACGCAACGACAATATAAATATCGTTGCGTATCCAGCTCACCGGGTGATTGTCCAGAATCACATCGCGCAAGCTGCCGCCACCAAGCGCCGTGACGATTGCAATCACCAGCACACCAAACAGGTCCATGGACTTACGCCCCGCCATCAATGCCCCGGTGATGGCAAATACCGCAACGCCGAATAAGTCGGCTATGTAGAACAGTTGCGACATGCTGACCTCAAGACGAAACGGGCGTACGCATAGTGACAAACTCTTCGGCTGCCGTTGGGTGCACGCCGATGGTTTCATCAAAAATCTGCTTGGTAGCACCCGCCTTCAGTGCAACAGCCAGGCCTTGCACAATTTCGCCGGCGTCAGGCCCGACCATATGGCAACCCAGTACGCGGTCAGAGTCGGCATCCACCACCAGTTTCATCAGCGTGCGCTCCTGGGCCTCGGTCAAGGCCAGCTTCATTGGGCGGAAGCGGCTTTCATACACCTTGACGTTATAGCCCTCCTCCCTTGCTTGCTCCTCACTGAGCCCAACGGTGCCGATATTAGGCAGGCTGAATACAGCGGTTGGGATCATCCGGTAATCAACTTTGCGGTATTCATCTGGCTTGAACAGCCTGCGGGCCACAGCCATGCCTTCAGCCAAGGCCACAGGCGTTAATTGCACACGACCGATCACATCACCGATGGCCAGAATTGAAGGCGTGCTGGTTTGGTACTGCTCGTCGACCTGGATAAAACCGCGCTCATCAAGTGCCACCTGTGTATTTTCCAAGCCGAGATTGTCGAGCATCGGACGGCGGCCCGTGGCGTAGAAAATACAGTCGGCGTGCAGCACCCGACCGTCTTTCAGAGTGGCCTGAAGACTTCCATCGGCTTGCTTGTCGATACGGGCGATGTCGCTGTTGAATTGCAGGTTAAGCCCGCGTTTATTCAGCTCATCCTGCAGATGCAAGCGCACGGCCTTATCGAAGCCTCGCAGGAATAAATCACCGCGATATAACAATGTAGTTTCAGCGCCTAAGCCATTAAAAATTGAGGCAAACTCCACCGCGATGTAACCGCCACCGACGACCAGAACCCGCTTGGGTAACTGCGGCAGGAAGAACGCCTGGTTGGAATCAGTCGCATGTTCGTGACCGGGAATTTCTGGAATTTGCGGCCAACCGCCTGTAGCGATCAGGATGTGCTTGGCGCTGTAACGCTTACCCGCAAGCTCAACGCTGTGTTCATCAACAATACGCGCATGACCTTCAAGCAGGGTTACGCCGCTGTTGATCAGTAGGCTGCGGTAAATGCCGTTGAGCCGTTCGATCTCACGGTTCTTGTTGGCTATCAGTGTCGGCCAGTCAAAACTCGACTCACCTACTGTCCAGCCAAAACCCTGTGCCTGCTCAAATTCATCGGCGAAATGCGCACCATAGACCAGCAGCTTTTTCGGCACGCAGCCGACGTTGACACAGGTGCCACCCAGGTAGCGGCTCTCGGCTACCGCTACTCGTGCGCCGTAGCCAGCCGCAAAACGGGCTGCACGCACACCGCCGGAACCGGCACCGATCACAAACAGGTCGTC